CACAAACATCACTTCACACGCTGGTCTTTCAGGCAATACTGCGAAGGTTGCTGCTCGTGCGGGAACAATCTACACTCAATCAGTTGCAGCTGGTGCTTCATCAGTTTCTGCTGGTACAGCAATTACAATCACACCTTACTTCGCTTCATAATAGAAGTAACAAAAAAGCCCCTGGGAAACCAGGGGCTTTTCTATTTGGTTCTTAGTACCAATTATGCTTTTGCTTAAACGTCCATGCATTGCATGCACCTAGCGGGTCTTTAGCTGACCCATATCGTTTCATTATGTATCGCAAGCCATATTTAATCTGTAACTTGGCAAGCGCGGTCTTTTGTACCTTATAGTTACTCCACGTTGTAGGAAGAAACTGAGCAATTCCATAAGCACCTGAACTCATGTTCAATGCTTTAGGATTGAAATGAGATTCACCTTGCCATAAGTTATTTAGGCACTTCCACTCACTTCTTGACCAGCCTTGTACATACGTAGTTAAGAACGCTAACGCTTGAGGGTCAAAGTACTTTGAGCCACTGCTTGCTAAATCCTTCACAGCCTGAGACTTTGTTGTCGTCACAGTCATGTAGGTAAGAGAAATAGATACCTGCTTCTCGTACATATTAGCTGGTGTTGCCGTTAACGCATATGCTGGGGAGACTATGTGGGCTAGGATTAAGAACCCCGCCACAGATGTCGCCCAGACTTTCTTTAGATTAATCGTTAGATTAATTCTGATATTGAGCATCGCTGCTCCTCTCAGTAGGCAATGGCCACTATTACTAGTGGCCCTGTCATGTACTAGCAAACCAGAGAGTTACAGCCTATGTCAAGTTGAACGCGTTGTATTTAGCAAGTATTTTAATATAAAGTATGTAAAATTATATTAATTCGTACATTTCGTGATAATTTAGACGTAGAACCATTCTAATTATGTAATATAAACTACACATAGAATGGAAATGTAATTGAGTATAGACGCATGGATTGGCGTAACTTCCGCTGAAATTGGTATTTTAATTGCCGCCGCCGCTGGTATTAAGTGGTTAGTATCTAAGTATTTATCAGAATTGCGCCCTAATGGCGGTTCATCATTACATGATAAGATTAATAAAGAAGTAGTTCCTATGCTTAAGGAACTACGTAGTAATCAAATTGAAATTGGGGAGAGAGTAGCAAAGCTAGAAGGCCGCTTCGAGCAGCATGTTGACGAACTAGAATAATCTGTTATTCTAGTGCCACGCGGAGACTCCGCATGAAAGAGAGAAACATGAATAAACAAATCCAAGCGGCACTTGCTTCATACGCGCGTACAGCCGTATCAGCAGGTCTTGGTATGTATATGTCAGGCCATTCAGACGCAAAGTCAATCGGCTTTGCTGCACTGGGAGCTGTAGCAGGTCCACTACTACGTGCTCTTAACAAGAACGACAGCGCTTTCGGTATCGGAGCTGCTAAGTAATTTACAATTTAATAGAATCTGGGGGCGTTCGCGCCCCCTTTTTCATATATACTGAGAGCCTAGTCTTTGGAGGATTAAATGGTAAAGTGCGATAATTGTTCTAATAAGGCTGCGTATACCTGTGCAGACCCAGGCGCTAACGCTGTTAACTACTGTGTGACTTGTCTACCAGCATGGTTACACGCTCGCGCTAATGCAGGTCACTTTCCTTTGGTAGAGCCAGTATCGGCTCCTGAAGAGGAAGCTGCCCCTAAGGCTAAGAAGTCTACCAAGAAAACTAATGAGTGATTTTGAGGAGCCTGTACTAACCACTTACGTAGAGCGCATACAGGCAATACAAGCGCATCCAGTTCCTACTAAGGTAGTAAACCCTCGCGGTCCTTTCCCACCAGAGCTCCTAGAAGAGCCAGAGATAGTAGTTCCTAAGGTACAACATGACTTTCTTAGTGGAGCGACTGCTCAGAATAACTTTAATCCACCTCGATATCTAACCTGTAGTCTATGCCGTGAGCGAGTGCTTGAGTCAGAAACTAAAGAACATATGTGTGATGAATAATGGCTAAGCGCAAAAGTGTAACCCAAAACTACCTCAAGAACGTACAGCAACAACGTGAGATTCAAGGAGATGTATTCCTTAATACCGCGTATGGTATGGCGGAGAAACTTGGACTTGAAGATGTATTTGATGCTAGATATAAAGCAGTTGAAGAGAAATATGGAATGGAGTTCGCTCAGCCTACTGAAACTAGAGCAGCTAACACTACTAATCCAGAGCGCCCAAGAGCACTTCATGTAGCTTACATAAAAGATACAGAAACTCTTCTTATTCAGTACAGAGATAAAACTATTGTTGAATATGAGAGCGTACCACCAGAAATGTGGCAAGACCTAAAATCTACAGACTCTACTGGTAAGTATATTGATGGCTCAGGGATATACTCGATGCCATATACAAAGATAGAAAAAGAAAAGCTACCTAACGAGATTGGTGTACTATTCGACTAATGAAAACATATGGACCACTATACGGCGGAACACTACGCTACTGGCATAAGAAAGCTTTTCCTATTATTGAGGTAGGACATACCCAAGAAGCAGAGTTTCCTTATCGTAAAGGGCATTGCTTAGTCTTTAGAGCGCCCTTCACAGAAACTGGCTTCTATGCCGGATTACTATTTAAACAAGTTGAAGACCCACATCTTTTGACAGATGAAGATGTAGACGTGCTATTATCAGGGGCTATGCGAGGCCGTACAGCCTGGACACCAGAGGATGGATTATTTGATGAAACTTTTCTCCAAAACCAAGACGAATTGGAATAAACCTTTCTCAGAGAAGATAGCTAACAGAGTATCTAAGATACCTACTGGAGAGCTAGAAATGTGGATTGACCAATCTCTATATGAGGTAGGTCGTTGCCTATCTAGTTATCAAAAGAGCCGTGAACAGTTTTATATGGATGAGGCTAGGCAAGGCGCGGAAGCGCTTCATGCAGTTGTAGAAGAGCTTCATAAAAGAATGACAAGATTGTAATTTATACCAAAAGTATGTTAGACTTCTGCTGCCTCTCTCTTACTCTCCCCGTAGATGGCAACAGTTAGTCTGGGTTTAACGACCCAGACTTTCTGCTTACTCGTAGACTTAGGCTTATATGGACGAATTAGAAGATGAAGATGAGTTCCTTCCTGAAGTAGAGGAAGATGAATTAGCTCCTGAAGATGAAGAAATTGAGCTCGATGAGCTCTCCAAAGAGTTTGTAAATAAATTAACTGACCGCTGTATTCAGTTCATGGATGCTCTTGTAGGTCACTCTCTTCACCCTTATCAGATGCCTTTAGCGCGCCGTATCATTGAATCAGTAATCATTAATGATGGTGAAGAAGTAACTGCTCTAGCAGCTCGTCAGAGCGGTAAGTCAGAAACTATTGCTAATACAGTAGCTACCTTAATGGTTCTTTTACCGCGCTTAGCTAAGATGTATCCAGACTTATTAGGGCGCTTTAAAGATGGTATTTGGGTAGGTATGTTTGCTCCTGTTGAAGGTCAGGTTGAAACTCTATTCGGTAGAACAGTTAACCGCCTTACTTCTGAACGCGCTTTAGAGATTCTAGGCGACCCTGAGATTGATGATTCTCTAGGAAGAGTGGCTGGTGTTACACGCCAAATTAAGCTTAAAAACTCAGGCAGTAGCTTAATGATGATGACTGCTAACCCTCGTGCAAAGATTGAATCTAAGTCCTTCCACCTTATTGTTATTGACGAGTGTCAAGAAGCGGATGACTTTGTAGTGTCTAAATCTATCTCTCCTATGCTTGCGTACTACTCAGGTACTATGGTTAAGACTGGAACACCTACTGTAAGTAAGAATAACTTCTATCGTTCTATTCAATTAAATAAGCGCCGTCAAACTAGTCGTGGTCGTAGAACAAATCACTTTGAGTGGGACTGGCGCGAAGTAGCTAAAGTAAATACTAACTACGGTAAGTTCATTAAGAAAGAGATGCTTCGTATTGGCGAAGACTCAGATGAGTTCCAAATGTCATATTGCTGTAAATGGCTCCTTGAGCGCGGTATGTTTGTTACCTCTTCTATTATGGATGAGCTTGGAGATACATCAGCTGAGATTGTACAAGCATGGCATAGAACTCCAGTAGTTGTTGGTATTGACCCTGCGCGTAAAATGGACTCAACAGTTGTTACAGTTGTATGGGTGGATTGGGATAGACCAGATGAGTTTGGATACTTTGACCATAGAATCTTAAACTGGCTTGAGCTACAAGGAGATGATTGGGAAGACCAATACTTCCAGATAGTTAACTTCTTATCTAACTATGACGTTCTTGCTGTTGGCGTAGATGCTAACGGCGTAGGCGATGCAGTAGCTCAGCGCTTAAAACTATTATTACCTCGTGCTGAGGTCCATGCTTTAGGTAGTAGCCAGCCTGAGCAATCAAAGCGTTGGAAGCATCTTAAAGCTCTTATTGACCGTCGTATGGTTAGTTGGCCTGCGCATGCGCATACCCGTAGATTAAGTAGATGGCGGCGTTTCTACCAACAAATGACCGACCTAGAGACTAAGTTTACTGGCCCTAACTTCTTGGCGGCAGCTCCTGATGAAGCCCACGCCCATGATGATTATGCAGATAGCCTAGCTATTGCCTGCGTCTTAACCCTAGAACATACTATGCCTTCTATTGAGGTTACTAGCTCTCCTTTCTTTGGTGCTAGATAGTTCTTCGTTTAGGCTGAAATTTAACCAAATACAAGTCAAACTTTTACTGAGGTCCTCACCCTTTATAAGGAGATAAAAATGGCAATTGCCCCAACACCAAAGTTCCCTGAGCGTCCA